CATTATTAATCTCTTTTCTTCTTTCAATGCCCTTTGACACAAACACTCAAGTAAGAAATCTAACCCTTCGGCGACATCTTCTTTTTGTGCAAACGGATTTGACACCACCCATTCAATAGAAGCTATCAAACTATTAGTAGTATAAAGAAAGCCTGCGCATAATGGCAACCCATCCTTTTCAACTACATAACCAATATCGGAAAGAATCTCTTGAGTTACTCTATCTTTCCAGCGCCAAAATTCCCACCAGCGTTTAAACTCTGTAAAATCTTCTTCGCCTTTATAATCTCTTAATTCTAGTGTCATTTTACCGCTATTGTTAATGCTAATACTTCAAACTCTAATGGGTCGTCTTGTGTGATTTCCACATCAACGTCTCGCTCTACACCTGCAAGATGTACTTTTTTCCAACCCGTAAACAACGCAACTGGCTGGTCTAAAACATTAGAACCAAAATAAGTAAACGCTGGTACATATCTTTTATTATTATACTTAACGACAATATTTCTACTATTATTTAATCTGGCGTTCACCCAGACTAATCTTTTCCAATCACCAGCTAATTGTGAATTATCTAACACAGCTTCAATCGGTAGCGTCTTAACTTGTGCTAAATACTCTAAACCAGCTTCTAATTCAGATACATCTAGTGAGCTAGTTAAAGCCCCACTTGTTACAGCAGCATCTTCAAGAATATAATCATCACCTCTTACATTAACTGTTTCGCCATCAAGATGACTTAGCCCTGCCCAAGAAGTAGTTGCGCTACCACTAGTTTTAATCAATGAAGCGTCTAAAAAATGATCGCTATTAAATTTTTCAATATACCTAACTGTAAAACTATTAATTGTTCTTTTAACCGTTACATAAACATCTTGTCCTAAAACAGTTACTTCTTCAAAAGTACCGTTAGTTGTCCATAAAGACCATGCTAAAAGCTCTTGATCCCTAGCGATATTAAGCACGGCCATTGTACCATCGCTATTAACCACATAGAAATAATCAGCCGGACTATCGGATGTGGATTGTCTAACAGCCGAACTAACTGGCGAACTAATGAGGTGAGACGAAAGTATTGAAATATTTTTAGCACCATAGTTTTGTTCTAATTCATTATAAATAAATTCCCTAACTACTTTACCTGCGTTTTCAATAAACACGGTAGCACCACCTACTGGTACTGGTAGTACATTACTTGAACCGTGAGCAGTAGATTTAGTAATCAAAACTTTAGCCGGTGTAATTGGGTTTCCAACTTCGGTCGGTATATAGAACTCACCACCAGTAGTAAAGATTTGTAGATTACGACCAGAAACAATATTACGAATAGCATTAACTCGGTTATCATCAATAGTTACGTCAATCGCATCGTCATCATTGCCTTGATCTACATTAAAATCAAAGAAGTTACTTACTTGAGAACCCCATAATGTTTGTGGTCTTTCACCGGAATTTGCCACCCATAATCTATTTTGGTGGAAAGTTCCGCATGATGGCCAACCTTTTGTGCCTGACCACACAGGTTCATACCCAGTTTCATATTCCCATTGACCAGCCGCAATCGGCCCAACAGATGGGAAGTCAACCTCAATTTGTCCGGTAACAATAGTAGCACTGGTATACCCAGTAATTCTAAGAATACCGCCAGCTTTACCATAAATATATTGACCAACACTACCAGATGAAAACACACTACCGCCGCCTGCGGTTGCTGTTACATCCCTACCAGTTGTGTTGCTAAGAGTTAATGTCTGTGCTGGCTCACTAACACTTACACCAGAAAAAGCAAACCACGGGATATTATCATAAGTTACAGATGTAGCAGTCCACGAAGTGTGGCTCGTTCTTGTAATCTTAATGGTTTGAACATCTTTGTGAAAAAGTAATAATGTATCCGCTGATTGTACAAATTTCATTTCTTGTACTTGATCGGCAGTTAAAGAACTAATTGGTGATGAAGTTACAGTAGCCTGTAAAACATCATCTTTATAGACTTTGAACTCACCAGCGGTGAATACGATTAAATATTTTTGGATGTTATTAAACTCAAACTCTATAGATTGTGAAGCGGCATTACCAGTAGTGCTGTCTATATATTCTAATCCGGGTCTACGTGTAACATGTCCTTGAGGATTAACTACAACATTACGTAGCCTAGCAGCACCTTTATAATAAAGTTCTTTATCAATACGCCCCAATAAAACAGGGTCAAGCTCGCCTGCTGTGAAACCTACCTGTACTGTTTTTATGCGAGCCTTTTGTGCCATTAGTATCTAACATTAGTTAAGTTAAACGCTCCTGCCGGTATAGTGCTAGAAGTATTATTTTGTGAGTCTATATTTCTCGCTTTAATCATTTGTGTTTTAGCGAAAGCCCCAAATTTATCTGCTTTGTTTTCATCTTCTAATAACGCAGCCGCAAGCATTGCAGCCATTTCTAATTGCATCAAGCGAGTAAAATACGCAGGGAAATATTGCTCATCTACGTCATATTGTAAGCTCGCATAGACTGGCGTTAAATCAGTATATAATTTGTTCTCGAAAATTTGGTGCTTAGATGTAGGATTCTGTTTACCTACTAAGCGTAAGAAATCTGATGGTAAGGAATAAGCATAACTGAAATCAAATAGTGGTGTTGTAGTTAATCTATTTAATTCTTCTTGCCTAATAGAAAATCGCCATGCGCTTGATTGCAACATGTCCTTTTTGACTGTTGGATATATAGAAGCACAAATCCTTGCTTCTCTTGTTTCATCTAAGAAAGATTCAATTTCTTCTGCGCCTATAAGCTGTAAAGCGGCTGCGCAGATACTAATATCCGTAGTAATAACAGCCATAATTTCCTATTCAATTAAAGCATGCCCCCGGCATAAATGCCGGAGACACACAGTTTCTAAAATTAATCAGAGTCAGTCGCAGTAATAGTAAGACCGTCTGAAACGTCAACTGTTGAACTAGAAGCAGCGTTAACGATGACAATAGAGTGTACCGGAGTACCACCTGTTGAACTAACTACGAACATAATATCGTTAGTAGTTAGGATGTCATTAGCAGTCAAGAAATAGTCTGCTGTGTTAACTGTCGCAATAGTGTCAGTTGTGTTATACATCCAAATTTTTGGAGATCCCGGTACACCACTTTGGTTTACCAAGACTAAATTTTTCTTTGAAAAAGCCATAATAAAATCTAATTAAAGGTTAATAAAACTAAGCTTCGTAAGTATCTACGAAAGAAATACCTAACTCGTCGATTACTTTAGAACCGGCAGAGAAGAAAGCAGTTACTAAGTGCGCACCATAATCTTGGTGGTACTCAATTTCTACTTTGATTTCCATACCCATTACAAGACCGATTGCAGACTTATGGAAGAAGAAGTTGTTACGAACATTAGAAGCTAATGCCAAACCATTTTCGTCAGCTAAGTTACCAATTTGCTTGAATTTGAAACCGTAGTAATCGTTGATCTTACCATTAGCAAGAACTCTATTGCTGTTGTAATCAGATGATGCAACAGTAGTTTCTTGAGTTAATGAATGGTGAGAATTGGTATGAATGACACCAAAACGATCAGCGGAAGGTACACCATTAATATCAAGTTGCTTTGCAGCTTCGGCTAATTTTGCAACGTTTAAGTTGGTATTAGCACCACCGATAGCAACGCCAACAGTGTTAGTGTATGAACCGTCTAATAGTTCTAAAGCGTCAATAACCACTTGGTCAACTTTACGGCCAGCAGCCATAGCAACAGCTTTAGCACTTTCTTGTTTAGCGTCAAAGTTAACTTCGCCTTGTAAGAAAATGTCAGTCCATTGAGCTACAGAGTATTTAGTAGTTTGAACTTCTACAGCAGATGCACTTTGGTTAGTAGCAACTACAGGAGTTCCAATTACTCTTTCAGCCGCAGCTAAAGTTCCTAAGATTGGGAATTGAGTTTTGTTACCGTTGATACGTCTGTATCTGGTACATTCAGCAAGAGTGTTACCTTCTTCCTGATAAGATTGATGCACTTCTGCCTCAAACTGTTTTACCTCTAAGGTATCTAAAATATTATTAGTCATAGTAATATATAATATGTTGTTAAAAAATTATTAAGTTTCCTAACGATAAGGGTTGTCCTTTTGGGGCCTTGATCTTGCGTACTTTTAGTTTTTACGCCAAAAACCGCTTCATCAGAGGCCAACATATTACTATGTCGGGTTAGTCAGATTCCGCTTTATATTTCAATAATAGTTCTTGAAATATAAAGAGTCAATTACTTTTTAGCTTTAGCCTCGTTCTCTTCGGCAACTAGAGCAGCACGCATCATTTTTTGATACTGTTCTTGCTGTGTTCTGTCAAAACCGATAGACTTTGCATTGTCAGCTTTAAATTTAAATGCGTCAGCTTTCAACTCGGCAGCACTCTTTTCAGGTGTACCATTATTGTTTTGTAATCCCGGTGTTGATAACTCCCCACCAACTAAATGACGGTATAAGAAATCAATACCAGCCGAAGTATCAGCTAATGATTGTAGGATTTGTTGATCTTCCGGCGGTAATTTGTCAGTAAATTCCTGCAACTTACCAATAATAGTATCTGCCTGCGGCCCTAATTTTTCTTTAATCTGATCGTTTGATTCTGCTAAAGAAGCCATGTTTTTTAAATGAGCTTCTACTAGTCTTGACGCTTGGTCTTGACTTAGGTTCAACTCTTTAAATACTGGAATCATAGCTTTCATATCTGGGTCGTCTACAGATATTTCTGTTCCCTCCAAGCCTTCAACATTATTAAAATTAAACTCATATTTTTCTGGTGCTTTTGGTGCTGCACCTTCCATATCTTTGATTTTTGTACCTAACTCTCTAGCGTATTTGGTACTTTCACGATAACCTTTTTCTAGTTCTTCAACTGATTTATATTTTCCAGCTAATAAAGTTTGATTATTATTTAATTCCCCATCAGATGTATTGTCTGTTGGGGCAGTCGTTGTGTCATTAGACACATCGGCTGGTTGGCCTTCATTTAGATTTTCTGTTTCCATGGGAATCTACTTTTTTAATTATTAATAAAATTTTACGATAGAGGTTATTCTCCCCTTCACGCAATGCCATACCAATAGCAGTATTAACGCCATCGGTATACATTGATTGAAAGCTAGGCTTCTCTATTGTAATGCGGCGTAAAGCTTCAAGAGCCTTAGCACCTTTCTCGCCTTTGAAAGCTTGAGCAATCATAATTTCATCATCGCTCAAACCAAGAGATTCTATTTTTTGATTTTCAATATCCTCAAGACCTTTCCATCCGTCAGTCATATTATTTCTTTTTAGTTGATTTTTTGTAAATCCTTTTCTTTTTAGGGGCAGCCGGTTTTGGCTCTTCTATTTTTTCTTTATGATTGCACCAAATACACCATCTTGGTTTTGGTTGTGCTGATAAATAAATATGTCGGCCATTACGGCATCTTTCTTGAGTCATAGTTAAACCATTGGTTGTTCTGGCTGCGCACCTTGAGCAACACCAGCTTGTTGAGCTAATACTTGCTTGACAGCGTCCATTTGT